ACTTATAGGCGATGGACATGGCTTTGTTAGTGGCCTTGTCTCCGCTATCCATGGCCTCGCCAAAGGTGATCACCGTATGCTTGCTTCCGTCCTCGGTAGCGACGAAATCAAACTCAGCCTTCACAACGACATAGAACAGAACGCCACCTTTTTGGGTGACGCGCTCAGACACTGTCCGCTCCGTTATTCGCGGCAGTATTACCAACCCATTTTTCACCAGCGCCGGGGATAGGGCGTTGTAGACCGCATCAATGCCGCGGAACTGGAATCCCTGCTGCTGGTTACGGCTATCCTTTGATATGCCCACTTCTGACAAGTCCTTTGCCACTCCAGCGATTGCTTTATAAACAGCCGTCATTCTGTGCCTCCTGAATCCTGTTCATTTGCAGTGTGGTGCGGTGATCTGCATTAGCTTCAATCTGTGCCAGTTCATCCGTGAATCGCTCGTCAGTAATCAGTCGCTCCCAGACTGACGCACTATCAAGTGCTGCGTTAAATCTCTCTTCCTGAGTCATGCTGCGTCCTCCTGCTTCATCAACACCAGATACCCGCGCGACTCCATGAACTCGCGAATGCTTGCCTCATCCATGATGGCGAGCATTTCTTTGTCAGGGAGTGCGTAGTGCAATTCAGCGCCTTCCACTTCAAGCTTCACACCCCGCCCCATGGTGCCTCCGGTAATCTTCACGTCGGCGCATTCAAAAGTGATATTCATACGATCCCCTTACTCTTGCAGAACGCCCGAGCCATCAACTTGTAGCCGAGCTGGTTATTAGGGAATGACTGTTCGCTTCCGTCGATAAGGATGTGCAGCAGGGTGCCGATGATTTGAAATCTCATGGGCGCCCCGGCTGGTTTAATATTTCGATTAAACGCTTTGCGGCGTTCTTCGCGTTACGGCAGATACGGTCTAACAGTGATTCTGTGTTTTGGGTGACGCCCACGGTGACGCCACCCGCGAATGCATAGTTCATCGTGGGATACTCCGGTTTAATTAGTAGGTGATTGCGATTGCTGAAACCTGGCCTTTGGCAATGGCTTTAACGCATTGCACGGCACATTCTTCAGTGATGCCGGAAGCGACTAAATCAGCCACTGCTTGTTGATTGATAGCGCGTTTGTGTTCGACGTTTGCAGCTCGGGCGGCAGCTTCGTCAGCGATACGCTTCTCTTCTGCCAGGCGAGCATCTTCTTTCTGTTTGGCTTCTCGCTGGATTCGGTCGGCTTCCTGTTTGGCTTTGAGTTGCTCAGCTGCGATGGCTTCCTGCTTCTCGCGCTCAGCGTTAGCAGCGGCTACGATTTCTCTTTCTGCAGCCTCTGTGATTTCGTTTTGACGACGGATTTCAGCATTCCTTTTGTCCTCTTCCGCCTGCTTAATTGCACCAAGTCGTTCACGCTCTGCTAGCTCTGCCTGAGCTTTCAGGTCGGCTTCGCGTTTTGCAGATGCTTCACGCTCACGTTGAATCTTTTCGTCTGCTTCACGCTGTGCTTGCTCAACCGCCTGACGCTTTAACTCTTCTTCGTGAGCAATGCGCTGGCGTTCTGCTTCCGCTTTCGCGTCGGCAACATCACGGTCATGTTGGGTATTCATCAGCAATGCCAATTCGTGATCGGCTTCAAAACGTTCAGTGCGCGCTTTATCAAAGGCTTCGTTGTCGGATAGTGCCTGTTCGTGCCAATCCTGCATCTGTTTTTCTGCCGCCAGTCGTTCTTGCTCGGCTTCCCAATCAGTTACTGGTTTACGGATCTGAACTGCTAACTCATCCAGAGCTTCACGAACCTTTCTGCGGCTGGCATCGACCAGTGCGGGGCGTTTTTTCATCTCTGCAACAAGGTCCTTTCCGGCCTCATCAATCATCACTTTGGTGCTACGCACATCGGCAGCCATGCTGATGTAAACTTTCCGACCTTTAACCGTGTTTAAATCACCAACCACTGCAGATGCCTTGGTGCGGATATTTTTAATCAAGCTATCGATAAATTTGTCATCAATGAAAGCTGCCTCAAGCTCTGCCGGTACGCTCGGCAGACTGGCTAAAGCCAATTCGTTCTTTTCCTCGCTCACGGCGATCTCCTTATTTGCTTAGATGAAGAAGCCAGCTCTTGAACTGGCTTTTGCATCCATTAAAAAAGCCGCTTGTTAGGCGGCTGTTTCTGCTTGTTCACTCAGGCTCTCGATGTACTCGCGAGGGTCTTCGAAATCGTCGTTGTACCAGTCAACCCACTTGTCAGAGAGCTCCATGTCGCGCATGTCTTCTTCTGTCAGGGTTTCATCCCACATCTGCAGGCCGTTCATGTTGCAGTAGTCCGGCTTGATACGGTTCTCGTAATGGAACAGGTCGTAGTCAGCCAGCGCATTCATCATGCGGACACCTTCTTCTACGGTTGCCACTTCAACCTTGAACGACTTCATAGGAAGCTGCGGAACGTGCCAAACGCGAAATTTCATATTTACTCCAGATATAAAAAAGCCCTGCGGGGTGACAGGGCGAAGTGGTTCACAGCATTAGGGTTGATAAGGGGCGCTTATCACGATGCGCACTCAGTGAATGCGCAGCGGGAAGGGGCTAGTCATCAGCAATAAAATGGCACCTTGATGAACTTCTTTTTCTTTAGCGGGAAGTAAAGATTTCCGTACCAACTGTCACCGTCCATGCCTTGCGCATACTGCTCAACAAGCACGTATGGCATGCCGTGGATGGTGTCCTCCTGCTTCTCAAATTTATGATCACTATCAAGCGTGACTACGGACGGAAACCCAAGCTGATTGTCGTAATAGTAATCAGCAACTCGCTGGATAAAGGGTGCAAGTTCCATTCAATTCCTCCTCAACCTTAATTTCAGCCTTCATTCTGAACTTTGCATACTGCTCATGACTCATTCGAACAGATGAACGTTCTGCTTTGTTTTTAAGTACGTATTCGTAACCGTTAGCCACCCTCAAGACGAGAAAGTGCTCACCGGTTAAAGTGTTTGTTAATCGCATGGGGATGACTCCGGTGGGGTGTTACTCAGACAGAATGGATGTTACTTCTTGCTTGTCTGCGTTCAGGGTGGTGATGTAGCCATTGTCAAACATGACAAGCAGATACTCGATGTTGGTTGATGCGTAGCTCATATCGGTAGTCTCAGTTAGTTATGTGATGCGGTGGTGGGGGTTAGGCAGCTTTAGAGTTCGCGATGTCGTAGAATTGGCCGTAAGTGAGTTGCACAAATTCGTCAGGAATTTCCACATCGCCATGCTTGGCGTAACCTTCTTTATCTTTGGTGTTTGGCACGGCGAAAATTAGACAGTCATCCTGTAGTGGATGGCGACCACCATACGTGGTCAACATTGGGATTCCTCGACCAGTTGCCTCGCCAAATCCTGTCTTCATGATTTTGTAGTGATCGATGATGTATGACTGCCAGACAGGGAACGCTTCAAGCTTTACGTTTGCAGCCTTGATAGCTGCATCAAGCCTTTTATTGAATTCCTTTCCTTCTTTCGAATTTCCCTTCCCGCGTGCAATCACCACCTTTTTATCTTCAAAGTAGTCAGTGCTTTTAATCGTTACAGGGCAGGGGAATTGATACCCAAACTCCCACGCTAAGCTTCTCAGCTTGCTCCCTTTGTCGCCGAATCCTGATGAATTGGTGTAAGCAATTGCACCAAACTCATTCATGACTTCCTTAATCACCGCATCGCGCTTTTTACCGATATCTGCAAAGGCATCAATCAGCTCCTTAACGGCGGTTCCTTCTACCTTGAAATAGTCATAGTGCTTGTGTGAATCACTCATCTCTCACCCCTTAATAACGTGATATGGATGCTCGTATTTATCGCTGCGATGACCGGCTGCGAAAATTGCCACGTCAGGCAAACAGATATTGTCTGTGCTTGCCTGTTCTTTACTGCGCAACGGTAATGACATCGTTGCTTTGTAGACTCTCGCTGAGCAGCCTGAGAGGCTTAGGGCGACTCGCTTCTCTAACATGCTGTCCTTGTTCACTTCAGCCCGATGCGCGATAGCGCGAGCCAGTTTCTTGCGTTCTTTTGCGTTCATATGGATTACTCCAGTTAGTTAGCTTTGGTACAGGCGCCGGAACCTATTACATTTCCGGATTTCAAGTCGCTTCTCAGGTCGCCCCGAGTATTGATGGGGCTAAGCTCCACGACACGCCTGTCCAAAGCCAACTTCGCTTTGGTGCGACCGAATCAGTCGCATATCTGATTGTTAAAGAAGCAGCTGAGCATCTTGCCCTGCGCGGTCATCTTCCTGATCCGCCTCGCTGTGTCGTCGCGATGTGTTCATTTAAAACCATAGTTGTTTATCAGTCAACAACAATGGTTGTTTTAATTACTCGATTTAGTTGTTTTTATGGATATTTAGTTGTTTTTACAGGTTATTTATTTTTTAAGTTAGTGGCGGGATTGTTCGAAATGAGGGTGAGGCGTTATGAGATATTCATGGGGCTGGAGGTTAGAAGGCAAAAAAACCGGCACCAAGGCCGGTTCTGTTAATTCTTGCGGGAATCAATCATGGCATCAATTTCTTGGTCAACCCTGATCTGGTCAATCATTTTCCTTTCTTCATTCGTGGGCAGCTGGTAATTTTCAATTATATCCGTTGTATACCTTATGCTTTCAAGAATTCCTTTTATTTCAGATAGTTCATCTCTTATATCTGAAACCAAATCATCTTTTTCCGGCTGATGCTGGCCTTGTTGATTCACGAGCACCGATAACTTGCCGTTTATGCTAACCAACACCCAGAGTATTAATAAAATAAGCACTATGAAAATAACCAAAAATTCCATTGATTACCCTTCTTAAAGCAAAACTGAGTACCAAAAAATCCTACCCATTATTTCAACACCGGCTTCGTCAGCTTCTTCATCATTTTCACGATTGAAACTGTGAATTATGAGCTTTCCGCCTGGCTTCCTATAAAGCTGCTTCACTCTCTTAAGCTTTTCATCTCCAGCTCCTTGCTGAGAAATGGCATAGAGCTTGCCATCAATAATCCGCTTATTGTTAGTATCCACAGCCACAGTAGTTCCATCAGGAATTATGGGCTCCATGCTATCTCCCCGTGCTGGGAAGCATATTACTCCTGACCCGTCTGTGTTAGCGCCAACCCTTCTTAAGGTTGCTTTAGAAAAGCGGATCTTGTAGCCGTTGTAATCTTCTTCGCAAAAACTTCCATCGCCAGCCGCGAGTTCTATATCCTTAAGGAAGGGCACTTCAACCTCATCATTAGGTAAAGGAGTATTTTTATCCCATGCATCAACCTTTCCCCACTCGCTTTCTGGCGGGATTGTTGAGTCTGGATGATCAGGATTATAGCTTTGTCTCCGCATCGGCTCAGAACCATCAGAGAGCCATTCAGGCCTAACAGCAAGAACCCTTGCGATATCTATAAGCTTGGTTGAGTTCTTGGCCTCACCAACTTCTATTTTCTGAATTGCAGCCTGAGATATACCAACAAGCTCCCCCAGTTTTTTCTGGGAAAGCTTGGCGGATTGGCGTGCTGTTTTTAGTCGTTCTGCAAGTGTCGTATTCATATGGTCAATCTACAACCTGAGTTGTCTTTATTCAAACGAATGTAGTTGTTGCAAAATAAACAACTATAGTTTTATACTTAAGCCTGTTAACAATGGAGGTTGTTATGAACAACGCAATTAAAACCGCCATTACCCTAGTTGGTTCTCAGCAAAAACTTGGTTCTGCCTGCGGAGTAACTCAGCAAGCTGTTTACAAGTGGCTTCACAACAAGGCGAAAGTGGCACCAGAACAAGTAATCCTCGTGGTCAAGGCGACTAATGGCGAAGTTCAGGCTCACGAAATAAGGCCAGATCTCCCAGGGCTTTTCCCTCACCCACAAGCTGCATAGTTTTACCGCTCTTTATCAATCTAGCCGCGACTGATTCGGTCGCTCTAACAACAGTGGCCACTCCACGGAGTAGTCACGCAAACACACAACTAACCAACAACGGAAGTATCACGCATGGATTTAGCAAGAGCACGCAAGAAGGCATCGCAAATTGAATCGCAACTACTTGGCAAACTGGCTGTATTTGGTCAGAGCAAGTTCGCTCAGATGATGGGCGTACATGAATCAACGGTAAGCAGGATGAAAGAAGGATTTTTCCAACAGGCAAGTATGGCACTGGCAATTCTGGAGTATGGCGTAGATGACACGGAAATCGTGGAGTTGGCGCGGAGATTTGCTGAGGTGCTGACAAAGAAAAAGCCGACTGCGGACACAGACGGCTCTCAGATAACAATGTCGTTTTAACTGGACAAAACAACAGGAGTAATTATGCACCAAAAGAGAAAGACACGCCAGCCCCCAGAAAGAACTCAGCAGAGGGCTGCGCTTCCAGATGAGTTCGTTATGACATGCATGGATCACCCCGATACCGGCAAACGGTTTGCTGAGATCTTCCGCAACTTCAAACCTAAGGGGCGACCTGATGAGTAACGTACTGGCATTCCGTCAACCTGACACAGTAAGGCCGGAGGCAACCGGTAAGGGGTTTGCCCTCATGCATAGACAATTCATGGACAGCAAGCTGTACAAGGATTCTCAGGCAGTACACCTGTGGCTACATTGCGTCATGAAGGCAAACTATGAATCCAAGGTGATTAAGACTGACCTTGGAGAAATGGTAATTGGTCGTGGCCAGTTCCTTACTGGCAGGCCAACTCTGGTAACAGAGACAGGAATTTCAGACAACAAAGTGAAAAGCCTTCTCGACACATTCTGCCGCATGGGAATGATTACCAGAGAGTCATATGGTCGCAATTTCACCCGCATTACTCTGGTTAAATACGACGAATTTCAGTCAATTTTTAATCCAAAGGAAATCCAAGGAAAATCCAACGGAGAGCCGCGCACACCAAGGCTGCAAGAGGTGGTTAATCCAACGGAAATCCAAGAGAAATCCATAACTAAAGAATTAACTAATAACTCTATTACTAACGTAATAGAGAGTCCCTCAGTCATCGTTAAAGCTGAAAAGAAAAAGCCGTCATTCAGTTGTGAAGATGTTGTCTCTGCATATCACGAGATTCTGCCTGAAGCGAAAGGCATCAGAGCACTCAGTGACACGCGAAGGAACAAGATAAAAACCTTCTGGGTGAAAGCCAGCAAGATTACCCGCCAACTGGACAAAGAGCCTTTCACGTTGGACAGCTGGAAAGCCTATCTGAAATACATCTCCACCAACTGCCGCTGGATGCTGGAAGACCGACCTGATAGTCGCTCTGGCAAGACGTGGCAGAAAAAGGGGTTGGAGTATTTCCTGAACGACGAAACATACCTGCAGGTTCGGGAAGGAGCCAAGGATGACCGATAACATCGTATTGCCCCCGCACAGCATCGAAGCTGAGCAGAGCGTTCTGGGCGGACTGATGCTGGATGACGGGAGCGACCGTTGCCTGAAAGTATTTTCATCTCTGCGCGCTGAGTCTTTTTACAGCCGACAGCACAAAATCATCTACGAAGAACTGCGCAGCCTTGCCCGGCAGCAGAAGCCTATAGACCTGCTGACTGTGTCTGACTCGTTGGAATCGAAAGGTGAGCTGGAATCAGTCGGCGGCTTCGGTTATCTGGCAGAGCTTCAGAAGAGCACCCCAAGCGCGGCAAACATCGTGAACTACGCCAACATCGTTCGCGACCGAGCCATGAAGCGTTACGGGATTGAGAAGGCCAACAAAATTACCGAGCTGTTCTACGCCAACGATGGTATGACGGCAGAGGAGAAGTTTGAGGCGGCTCAGACGTTATTCACGCAGATCACCGATCACGCCAAGACTGGCAACGTCCGCGGATTGCGTCGTTTTGAAGATGTGTTTTCAGACTGGGTTGATGTCGTTGAGAAACGATTTGCTGGAGACCAGAGCGCAGCGGGAATCACCAGCGGTATCGAATCGCTTGATGCCATGCTTGAGCCTAAGCGCATTGTAAAAGGCTCTCTGTTCGTCGTAGGTGCTCGTCCGAAGATGGGCAAGACAACCTTCTACGTCAAGATGGCAATCAACTGTGCAGTCGTTGAGAAGCTTCCTGCGCTGGCTTTCAGCCTCGAGATGCCAGACCTGCAACTGACTGAGCGAATCATTACCCAGATGTCCGGCGTATCTAGCAAGAATTTCTATCTTGATGGCTACGATGATAACCGTTTCGCACTTGCTTCAGCGAAAGGCGTTGAAATGGCCGGCAGCGGCAATCTTTACATCGATGACACTCCTGGACTTTCTCTGGCTCACATCGTTTCTGAATCTCGCCGCATCAAACGAGAACGTGGCGTTGTCGGAATGATTCTGGTCGATTACCTGACTCTGATGAAAGCCGAGAAAGCTGACCGTAACGACTTGGCTTACGGCATGATCACCAAAGGACTGAAGAACCTTGCCAAAGAGTTGGATTGCGTCGTCGTTCTGCTTACCCAGCTTAACCGCGACCTTGAGCGCCGCCTCAACAAACGCCCACTCCCAAGTGACTCACGTGATACCGGACAGATAGAGCAGGACTGCGACTACTGGCTTGGCATCTACCGTGAAGGCGCATACGAAGAGAACGCTAATCAGCAGGATACCGAGCTGTTACTGAGGCTTAACCGCCACGGTGAGGGCGGCGTTGTCTATGTCGAGCAGCGTCATGGGGCAATTTACGATTGCGATCAGAATCAGGCCAGAGCCAAAGCAGCCGAATCTGAAAGCCGGTCAACAAAATCAAAAGGTGGTTTCTGATGGAAGAACAATTACTGCCAGAAGAAGTGAGGACATGCATCCTAACGGATCATGCATTTATCTTCATGTTAGAGAAATGCCTTGAAGAGCCTGAGTTCATTTCAGGTTTCAGCCGGTTATACGGTGTAGAGCTTCCACGGAATCCTCGCAACGCGCTTGAGGCGATGGTTGATCAGGCTACCAACTATCGAAAAGACTCCTTCGATAAATTCTTCACAGCCTTCATTCCGTTTGTACACCGAGTGGTTTACCTGCCGCTTAAATCTCAGTTCGAAGCCGGGCAAGTGAAAGGGGAATTCTGATGGATGTTTACCAGCAACAGCAGTTCTTAGAAAAAATCATTGAAGCTAACCGCAACAAAAACGCACCTGATTTACTGCGTGAATTCCGTATGCGTGAAGAGCAACGCCGACTAGACCAAGCGCGGTCATTCTACCGTTCAGAAAATTGGAGCCTGTGATGGACACTAAGGCAGCATTTGAGAGTGAGATTAAATCACGTGGCATGTCTGCAATGAAACGTGATGGAAGGTATGTAGATTCAGCAACAAGGTTTGCTTTTGATTTCTGGCAGGCATCCCGCGCTGCAATCGAGATTGAGCTTAAGGATGCGTATCTTGATGCTGACAAAGGGAAAATTGTCCTGAGTCTGACCAGCGTAATCAACGAGATGGAATCCCACGGAATCAGAATTAAGGGGGAGACGGAATGAAGAAATTATCAGCAGCACAATCAAAGTTTATGGCGGCTTTGCAAGCAGGCGGATCGGCTTCACGCGATATTTCAAATGCCACAGGGAAATCTCTTCAACGCAGTGGATTGGTTAAATTCGTGGTTATGGTTGGTTGGGTGCTTACTCCTGAAGGTTGTAAGTGCGACTTGGAGGCAAACCCATGAAGCTGAGCATTGAAGAACTGAAAGCGTTTGAAAGCAATCCGTCGAATAACTTCCTCACACGCGGGCAGATGATGGACGTTGTACGTGAGTTAATCGCCATCCGTGAGTTGCAGACCGTGCCGGTTGCTTTTACAGGCTCGGGTTCATTGTCTGCCATCAAGGTAGGACATGAAGGCTACATTTGGGGTACTTCAGCTGAGGCGCACCCAATTGAACTCTACACCACCCCACGGCCAGCCCATACAGAGCAGATGAACTCTCCGGCAATTCCGGATGGTTGGAAGCTGGTTCCGATTGAGCCGACTCAGGAAATGGTTGATGCCCATATTTCAGGCATGCAATCAGCAGGATTCATCCGCGCTTACCGAGAGATGCTCGCCGCCGCACCTAAACCTGATGGTACCATCACTGATGAGGGCACCAAATCGGATGGTTGGATTAAGTGCGGCGATCAATTACCCCCTGATGATGATTTTGTCCTTGTCTGGCCAACTCCTGATTTCGGTGTTGATCTGCACGTTGGGCAGTACATGAAATTCCACAAGAAAGGCGCAGGTTGGTTCGCACAGGTGAATGAGCAGAACTATGGAATTGAATGGTATCCGATAACTGTAACCCACTGGATGAAATTACCCGCCGCCCCTAAACCGGAGAGTGAACTATGAGCATTACAGCCAAATGCCCAAAATGCGGGAAGCCTGCATTGTTCAGCGCCTCGTTCGGCTGCTGGTGTAGCCATTGCCGCAACGGGCACGATAAATAAACTGGAGGTGACCCGTGAATGACTTCTGTCTTCACAAATCAACCCTCGGCCAATTCACCAAACAACTCTTCGATCTCATCTCCACTGGTAAACGCTACCGCATCAAAATCTCAGAGTGGCGTGACAAACGCAGCATCCCTCAGAACTCCCTTCAACACATGTGGTACGCAGAGCTAAGCGCTTATCTCATCAAGCGTGGCAAGCCTTTTGCGTCTTCAGAATGGGTGAAAGATGCGATGAAGCACACTTACCTCGGATACGAAGAACGCGAAATGGTCGATGTGGTGACAGGTGAAAGAACCCTGAAAAGCTCGCTGCGACATACCTCAGACCTCGATACCGGCGACATGCATTACTTCCTCAGCCAGGTAGAAGGCTGGGCGCTAAACATCGGGTGCAAGCTGACGGTTCCTAACGACAGCGAATACAACCAACTCAAACTTAAGCAGGTGGCGTAATGGCTGACATCAGAGAAAAAAGATTCATGGAGCGCAGGAAGTTGATTGCTGACTACGTAGCAGAGCGAGACGGCGTGAAAATGTGCGAACTCATCAAACTTATTGGCCTGTCCCGCACCCAAGTAGCAGATATCGTTAATCGCACAGAAAAACTTGGCGACATCTGGCGTTCTAAAGGACTCCGCTACTTCAGGGATGAGGCTCACTTTCTGGCTGTTGGAGTGGAAGACCAAAATCGACGCACCGCGCATATTGAGCAGGTAGTGCGCTCTCGTGGCAATGAGGGTGAAAGGCACTACGGTTTGAAATTCCTCAGCAGAAAACGACCGGCCAGCATCAACACCATCTTCGACGAATGTAGGCAGAACAGCACCATTCTCCCAGTGCTTAGGGTGATGGCAGCAAGGAGAGTGGCATGAAAGATTATTCAACGATGAGTGACTTTGATATTCAGCAGGCAGTACTGCACGAAACATGGGGTAAGCATCCGGTCAGGCTTCTCGGGAAAATGATGCTGGATATCATGCTGAGCGACTACGACCCATGTAACAACCCAGCCGATGCATGGCCGATTCTCATGGCTAACCACATCGGCATCATGCCTTTCAAAAGCGGAGCCGCCACTGCATGGCCTACCTCTATTGGTTTGCTCAGTAATTTTCACGTAAAGCATGAGAACCCACTGCGCGCCGCGATGATTGTCTACCTCATGATGAAAGACGCGGAGAAATGCGATGGCTAAACTCACGTGGTTCACATACGACACAGTAATGACCACTCTCGAAGCCGACACCCTCATCAAGAAGTACACCTCTCAAAACATCCAAACGCAAAAGCAGCTCTCAGCCGATTTCCGAGGCTGGTATGTCTCTGCTTTGTTACCCGAATACAAGAATCAGCCAAGGCAAAGCAGCGTCTGGCAGAACCCTATGTGGAGATAAATCATGATTTATAAACGCGGATGGCAAAGAACCATCAGTCAGCATGAGCTTCAGAGGATTTTAGAAGGTGCCGGCATTAAAGATGCCAGGAAGGTATCGCTAATAATTTGCGGTGAAGACGACTCTCTAGGTCATGAATTCCTGCTCATCGATAACTCATGGGATGTTGGAAGTGGTACCACCCCATTGCAGCGTATCAACAGACTTTGGTTTGTTCCCATTTACCTGCTCACTATTCCATTCCAATGGTTATTCAGAGGCGAGGTTGGCATGCGTAATGAATCCAAGATGGCAAAAATCATGGCAAAACTGACGGGGCTGCAATGAAAAAGCCACCTGATGAACAACCAGTCTGCCAAGGCTGCGGAGTACCACTAAGCCCAAACGAAAACTACTGTTGCGAAGATTGCACAGATTGGTGGGCACTAAACGGCGTTGAGGTTTCTGAACATCTGAGGAGTGAGAGTGATGAAATTACCCAGAAGCCGTAACTGCAAAATTTGCAAAAAACGGTTCAAGCCAGCCACTCTGTACGACTGGTGGTGCAACGAAGAACACAAAGAAGAGCTAATCACCAAGTTAGCAACCGAAGCCCGACAGAAGCGCATACAGCAACAGGAACGACAGCGAAAGGAAACAACACAGCAGTAACGACGAAGCCTCAAGATTCGACAGCTCGCAGTAAAACCCCTCAGTTACTTCGCAAAACAAGCCCAGACAGAATTCAACGCCTTCATCAGAGAACGTGACGCAGACCTTCCATGCATCAGCTGCGGCCGCTTCCATGATGGGCAGTACCATGCCGGGCATTACCGAACCGTAGGCGCTAACCCAGAGCTGAGGTTCAACGAAGATAACTGTCACAAACAGTGCTCCCCCTGCAACAACCACCTGTCAGGCAACATCGAAAACTACACCCCAGCAATCAGAGCAAAGATTGGCGAGCAGGCCTATCAGTTGCTAATGGGCGCGCACGAACCGATGCGGTACCGGCGTGAAGATTTCGAGCGAATCAGGGATGAGTACAAGGCAAAGCGTAAGGAACTCAAGCAACTATCGGAGGCAGCATGATCACCTTAGAAGACGTTCTCCATGGCGGCTATCAGCATTTAGCCCGAGAGATGTTCGATACCAAAAAGTGTCCAGTCTGTCACGGCATTGGCACGATAGCTTTCTATCCGATGTACAGCAGCTCATCCCACACATCCGTAGCTGAGCGCAGGCAATGCACTGACTGCTTCGGGACAGGACGGAGGCAATCAGCATGACCCAATACGACAGATTCGAACTCGCCCGCCTGGCTCAAGAAGAGAAGCTCATCGAACAAAAGCTAAATCGTATTCGTGAGCAGCGCCGCGAAATCATCAACCGAACAGATGCCAATAAGGTGAAGGTATGAACGTCAGAGAGATGGGATTAACCAAAGAACAGCATGACTGGCTGAATTCCTGGTTGGAACTATGGGGGGCGTGGATTTATTCAGGAAGACTGGAAAAGCGCATGAGCAGCGTGATAGCTCAGTACATGGCTACCGTGGAACCTCAGTCTTATCCAGATCGGCCGATGTGCAATGATGATGATGGAATGTTGATTTCTCAGGTCGTAGATTCCGTCCTCCGCATTGACACAAAGGCGATGGGTATTCTTCTCAGCTATTACTCTCACAACTCATCTAAGCGAGCAATTGCATCGTACTATCACAAGTCTGCAATTCCCCGCAAAATGTCCGGGCGGGGTGGTGATAAAATCAAGAAGCCCTCACTGGTCACATGCAGACGGGAGGTCGATGAAATACTCACAGCATCACTCTGGATGATCTACCAACCACTCTATAATGCTTTCATCTCCCGCAAATCAGTAGCTAAGTTGAAGAAAGTTGCATAGAACGTGTTGACTTCATTGATCCAATGAGCCACTATTAACACATATGCTGCTGTTTTTGCATTCAGCACTTACCATAGCCCACCTCTGAGTGGGCTTTTTTATTGCATTCGCGTGTATCCCCTATAAATCCCAAGAGCCTTTAGTGATATAGCTTGAGACTGAGTGGAGGCATCATCGCGCCGTTCTTGGGCTGCTCACGTCTACGCGAACAGGCTCTATCACTAAAGAGACTGCGATGAATAAAGAAGAAATAATTACTTATGAAATTGCCAATCATTATATTTCCTATAGTGAAAGTACGGGTGATTTCGTTTGGAAGTTCAGGTCTGGAGATAGATTAAAGCTACAGTCGTGGAATTCTAGATTTTCAAGAAAGAAAGCTGGGAGCATTAATTCAGATGGGTATATTACTATATCCATTAATTACATTGCGGTTCTAGGACACCGCTTGGCGTGGCTCATTGCCCATAAGCGCTGGCCTAATGGTATGCTAGACCATATTAATGGGATAAGAACGGATAATCGAATTTGTAATTTGAGGGAAGTTAATCACTCTCAAAACATGCAGAATAGAAAGGTTCAGGCCAATAACACTTCAGGTTTCACGGGTGTATATTGGAATGAAAAGAATGGGAACTGGAGGTCGAGAATAAAGGTTGGTGGTAAAAGCATTGGCCTCGGCTCTCACAAAACTGCAGAACTTGCTTTCATGGCGTATAAGGAAGCAAAGATTAAGTATCACGATATACCGTTATTGAAATCCTAGGTGCCACTTGTATGTCTTAGGTGAGCAGCCTGCCCAATTTCAAAGCCCTGACCTTAATCGGTTGGGTCTTTTTGCGTTTATGGCCTCTAATTTTGGCCTTCCAAATCTGCGACTACATCACAGCCCACATGGATGGGAGGTGAGAGATGAAACGTATGCCAGAGAGACCAGATATCTGGGCTGCAATGCTCAGCTGGCTAGCAAATCATCGTAACGAGGCCGGTTATTCAGTGCTTGCGATCGTCATGTCGTTGCTAGCGACATCAAGAAACAGAAAAGCAAAATTCACAGACAGACTATCCGGCGCGGCAATGTGCGGGATTCTCTGCTTCTTCATCAAGCCGACGCTCACAGCTATATGGGCTGCAATGGGTTGGTCATTCCCTGCGGAATTATGCTGGCCGGTATCTGCCGCCGTTGGGTATTACGGAGTAGATGCTATTTTCCAGGCTGTCCGGAAAAAGGTCGGTCTCATTGAAGATAAGCGCGGGGGTTCAGATGCAGATCAGCAATAAAGGCATTACCAAACTGAAGAGTGAAGAGGGCGAAAGGCTAATCGGATACTTGGATACGCGAGGGATTCCAACCATCGGCGTAGGTCATACAGGGTTGGTGGATGGCGTTCCTGTCGCAAAGGGGATGGGAATAAGTTCTGCAAAGTCATCTGAGCTTTTGCGATCAGACCTGCAATGGGTAGAAAAAACCATCAACGACAATGTAAAGGTTCCATTAACTCAGAATCAATATGATGCGCTGTGCAGTCTGATATTCAATATCGGAGCTAGTGCATTTTCCGGTTCAACCGTCCTTAGAAAGCTCAACTCGAAAGATTATGCAGGTGCTGCTGACGCATTTCTGATGTGGAAGAAGGCAGGCAAAGACTTAAACATCCTTCTTCCTCGAAGGAAGCGGGAAAGGGATCTGTTTCTATGCTCCAGTTAATAAATATTGCACGCCAATATTCAGGGTTAATTATTGTTGGGCTCTTTTGTTTAGCTTTATGGGGATTGAATACAAGAAATGCCCAGCTCTCCGCAACGAACCTTCGGCTTGAAGCAAAGGTGACTGAGGGTGAGAAAGAAAAAGAGCGTATCAACTCCAAGAATGATGACCTGGCTAATACCCTTCAAAATCTGACCGACAAGATCGGGCAGGCAAATACCATAGCCTCCACTGAAGCTCGTCGCCGTGCGGCTGCTGAAATGAAAAACAATAGGCTTCAGGAGGAGGTGAAAGGTGCCCTCAAAGATAACAAATGCAGCAACGACGTCATTCCTGATGCTGTTATTAGCCGGTTGCTCGAACAAGCAAATCGAATACGAATCGGTAAAGACGCCGATTACAGCGATTCCGGCAAATCTGACAAGTGATGTTCCTGTCCCATACATCAGCAAGCAGATGACATTCGGCGACAGCGTTCAACTCAACTTCACCATGCTCGACACCATAGGCACATGCAATTATCAGCTCGGTGCTATCAGGGCTATTGAAGCGATGCGTTAAAAACTATCCACGTGAGGCTAATCAGTCTCTCGACTGTTC